AATAATAATAGAAACGGAGTATTTCGGTGTGCCGCCCTCAATTGATGGGCCTGGTTGAAACACGTGAGCGTAAGAGAAACGAACTGTACCGGTTACCACTTTTACTTTATTGTTTGCTGTTGTCATGATGCTTACCTTTTAAACGTTAGAGTTGAACTTCAATAGGCGCCAACTCATCTAACCTTACTACACATATATTAATACAAACTTTTGTTTCTTTTTTGTTCCGCAATGTAAAATAAATAGCGCCGCATTTGGTAATAATCAGCGAGTGTTTTTAATTCCTTTGGTGGCTCAGGCGTCATAATATATTCCATGTTTTTTTAGTGCGTGCATCATGGCGATGGCGCGTATGTAATCAATTCGAAAGATTGGGTCGTTAATTACGCTAGGGTTTAAATCAACCAATCCCAAGATGTTTTCAATTGAGTCCCGTAAATCTGTAACCGAGTCGTAGTGTTTACCCCCCGGCAACCCATCGAAGTCCTTGTAGAACTTGTTTATGAGCATCTGTGGCACCTCTACCTCAGTTTTGTTGACTAATATCTTCATTATTTTACCTCAAGTATTAAACCAACATTAGCTAGGGCGTACCCCACAAACATAATGGCTGTGCCGGTGCTACCTTTTATAAATTGCTCTATGCCAATGTACAGGTACACGGCGCCAATCATCGCCACTAACCAGGTACTCACGCGAAGTCCTCCTTGGCGTCCTCTTTTAGCTTAATGAGCTTCGGGCTGCCCGTTGGACGCTCAATTAAATCGCCTAGCCAGGCGCTAATGTTTTTGTTAATCTTTTCTAGCTGCGCCAGTGACTTTAGTTTTTGTGGCTCAAATATATCATCTACGGGTATATTTCGCTCTTTCAATATAACTGCAGCCAACGCGGTATCCATGATTTTGCGGTGTGTTTTGGTGGTGGACAGCTGGTACCCTGAGGGCACAATATTTTTTTCTATCGCGCGCTCCAGGGCGTAGTCCTCAATGTCACCAACCCATGACTTTAGGTTTTGTGCCTTTGACAGAACCTCGCTGAGCTCGTCGTCTGTTAGGAGCGGCGGATCCCTGAACTCCAGTTTGGCCAGGTCGTTGTTGAAGTCTGCGCGGGCCCGGCACTGGGACTTTGCCTTGCAGAACTGGCAGTGGTCCCCCGGGATAAACTCCCCGGAACCGGACCACGCTTTCTTTGCTTTAGGTTTAACAAAGTACTGGGCCCACTCAATAAGTTTACCAACGGTTGTTTCGTCGGTGCTAATTGAGTCAAGCCGTGGCTGGTGGATAGTGTACTGTATGTTTTGTATGTTGGGGTACTCGGCGCTAAACTTTGACCATGCGCCCAATCCGTAGAGGCGTAGTTGTGAGTTGTCCTTTGCGTTGACGGGTATGCCCTTCCCAAACTTAAGGTCGATGACGCGAATGGAGCGCTCAGAAAGTATAACCACATCGGCCGTACCAAATCCGTCAGGAACCCACTCAGAGAAATCAACACGTTGCTCAAATAGTGGTGTGTCGCCCTCACCGATTTGGCTTCGGACGTAGAGGACGTAGTTGTCGACGTTAGCCTCGAAATCCAGCTTTTCTTCCGGTGAATATGTTTTGTAGATAATGTGCGCTTGAATTTCCGCGTATTCTTCTGCATATTTTTCCTCTGTAATCTGGTTATAATGGAGTTTTAGGCGTATTTCACTGAGGGAGTGGGCCAGTGTGCCCTCCGCTGAAAAATCAACGCCATGGGCGTTTCTTTTCGGTTCAGGAAGGGTTGCCTCTAGTCGGGCACTCGGGGTACACGTTAGCCACCGTTTAGAGGATGACGCGGATAGTAGCGCATGAGCTGTCAAAATAGTTCCTTTATATTCGTTGTACTGTAAACATATTAATACAAAAAATAAAGGCTCCAAGGAGCCTTTTTAAAAAATATTTTTTTACTGCTGGTAGGGCGCTATTTTGCTGCTTTTAGTGCGTTGATAAGTTCGCTAACGGACTTACCAAAGTCTATTTTTGCTTCCACCTTAGCCTCAATCTTCGTGTCGCGTGTCTCACGGTAATCATCCGGGTACTGCCCGCGCAGGGCGATTTCAGCAAGGCGGCTGTTAAATGCTTTGTTTTCTATATTTGCTAGGAGCTGCGTTTCCCAGTACGCTTGGCCGTGAACTGTTGCCAGGTCCATGGCTTCTGCGAAGGCGGGGTCCTCTTTTTTAAGACGTGCCGCGGTGGACTTACTGATGCCGAGGGTGGCGTACATGGTTTTTTGGGATGCGCCCTCCTTGCCAAGATCCACAACAATTTTGGCATGCTCCGGCGTGAACACAAAACTGTCCTTTACGCCCTGAGATGATTTTCTTTTTATTGTCATTTATTTTTCTTTGCTGTTTTTGCGGACTCTTTAAATGCCTTAGAGGTTGGGGCGCCTTTTGCTCCTACTGGCCGCATTTTTTCACCGCTACCGGCCTTGATGCGTTCTTGTTTGGTGTGAATGTTTTCGTATAGTCCTGGCTTTGCCATGGTTTCTCCTTGAATTGGGTGGGAGGCCAGTCACCCCTCCCTTACTGGATCATTTAAAGGAGCGTCTCCCGACGAGTCCTATATCTATTAATACAAAAACTACTTCTTTTCCGCCCTATTTTTAAGGGTTTCTTGCTCTTCTTTTGTTTGTTTTACGCGGCCCAGGGCCTCATTAATCATCATGCGGGTCATAGCCCCCGCCATTTCATGGCGCAGGCGTTCCTTTTCTTCCTCCCGCTTGGCCTTAAATTGTTCATTGGTGAGCTTATTAGACTCCAAGAGACGATTTAAGAGATCACTGGACACTTACGGGCTCCTCCGCCTGCGCGGCTACTGCCTTGGCCTCTTCAATTTGTAAAGCGCGAACCTGTGGGCCGGCTTGTTCTTGAAGAAGATTAATTAAGTTAGCGGATTGAACATACGGCGCGTTTCCTAACAAGCTAAGAACGGCGTTTGCCTGTTCAATGGTTAATTCAAAGTTAATGGTTGGGGCTGTGTTACTCATTTACTACTCCTTTTTTTGGTTGGTTTAATTTCTGCTTCTTCTTTTTCTACTTCGGTATCCGGCATGAACTGCTCCATTACAAATTTTTGTTTCTTTATCATGTTTTCAAAGCCATCCCATAACCTGTCCACTTGGAGGGAGTGGACCTCACGGATACCATTAACAATGTTAAAAACTTCGTCTTCGCTTAATGGTTTAGGGTCATCAGAAAATTTACGTAAAAAATTCTCAATGTTTTGACAGACGTCATAGCATTTTAAGATGTCTTGTTCTAAATCAAACCGGCTGTATTCACTAAATAATTTCATTTCTTTTTTACCTTTTTGTCAAAGTTGTGTACGTAGTAACCACCAACAATTTTTAATGCAGCAAAAACTTCTTCCATGTAGGGCTTATCGTCTGGATGAAAAAATTCATTAGTTTTTAAATCATTCTGTATATTTTTATAGGAATTTATTAACTCATGCTCCATAAAAAAATCAATTAATTCATCAGGTATATCAACTTCCTTTAGCTTCATACTGTTTTCTCCTTTGTGTTAATCTTTAAACAAGCCGCAACGGAGAACACTGTTTTATCTGGGTTGCTTGCTTGTTCATATAAATTCATTTTTGTTTTGCAATTTTGTTCCGTCATTAACTCACCTGTGGTTAAAAAATTACAACTGTTTGATGTGCACATTAAAATAACAAAAATAAAATTCATTTGGATCTCTTTTCTATTTCACGGGTGATATACCAAACCGCTTTTTTTAAGTCCTCTATGGCGTCATTTTTTAAATCTGCGCGCCACACGTATTTAACCGCGTTACCTAAATTAAACCCCATGTGCTCGGTAATCTGAATACACTCCACGCCGGAGGGGTGGTTGGTGTAGTGTTTAGGCTTATTGACTGGGTCATGTTCGATCATTTCTTAACTCCTCCATCACAAAAATTATCTCTTCTATCGTCTCACAAAAAAATATTTTTTTAACGTCTGGGAGTGTATCGGTTTTTAAATCATCGCAGTTCAATAACGCCATAATTTGATTATTCCCGTATTGGACGACAAAGTTCACAGTTTCAGTTCCTTCCTAATAAATTGAATGGCCAGGTCAAAGTGCCAACGCCAGTACTTCTCAGTTACGTTGGCCTCAACGTAGCTCTTGCCCTCCAAAAAAGCGACGATAACCTCACGTTGCCGTTCCTCCATGCGCTCAAAAACTAAACGTTTAACGTCCGTAATGTCGTCATTGTCCCAAGGCAACCAGCCGTCGGCTACTTGCTCCGGCATGGCGTCCTGGTCGTCTTTTTCTAGCGGGTCAACCTCTTCATCGGACAATCTGGTTTTTGAGGCGCTGACTTTGTGTATTATTGTTTTTTTCATGTTGACTATATTAATACAAATTTTAGGTCCTTTATAAGCGCATCTTGAAAATTTATTTTCCCTTGCAGGGCATCAATTACACGTTGGTCGATGCTGTCCGTAATCATTAGATGGTGTATGATAACTGGTTTTGTTTGGCCTTGTCGGTATATCCCTGCATTT